CGCATTACGTTCTACCTTTACGATAACCACTACGGCTGACATCTTCAACTACGTGTTGACCGGCGGTGGTAACAACCTGAAATTGTTGAACGCTCTCAATGACACGTCTAATCACTTCATGAAGTACGGCACACAAACGTGGTTTGACAACCAGTTTTTGAACGCTTCGCCCCCAACAGGCTCGCCGATGTATTATACTTTTAACGGTGTTGATAGTGATGGCGATACACAAATTGATGTGTACCCTATCCCTGACGGTGTTTACACGCTTCGGTACAATTGCGTAGTGCGTACTCAGTCATTAACTAATGACACTGACCAAGTTATCGTCCCTAGTCTACCTGTGATACATTTAGCAGTAGCTCTAGCGACTAGAGAGCGTGGTGAAATGGGCGGTAACTCGACGCCAGAGATGTTCGCTTCGGCAGACAGAATGCTATCTGACGCCATTGCGTTAGACGCAGCTAAACATCCTGAAGAAACTGTATTCGTACCGGTGTAAACTATGGCGCAACCAATCAAGATAATAAGCCTCACCTCACCTGCTTTTCAAGGGCTTAATACGCAAGACAGCCCGATTGAGGACAACCCTCAAACCGCGTCTGTCGCTGATAACTTAGTAGTCGATAGCTTCGGACGACTAGGGGCTAGAAAAGGTTTAGACCTCCTGACGACCGATAACACGTTACTCGGTACGGATAGACCTCACGTTATCCATGAGTATGAAGATGCGTTAGGTGCGACCGCTGTATTCTCAGTAGCTAACGCTAAGATACTCAAAGGGACAACGACCCTTACTGATGTGACCCCTGTGTCGTACACGATCACCGACCCTCATTTTGCTATTGTTAACTTCAACGATAGCGCGTACTTCTTTAATCAGAACCATGAGCCTTTGGTCTACGACACGACTAACGGTTTGCGGACGATGACCTCAATCTCCGGCGCGTCAGCCTCACCCCCAGAAGGCAAAATCGCGTTATCTGCGTTTAGTCGTCTTTGGGTGTCTGGCATCGCCGGAGAACCAAACATGATCTACTGGTCTGATCTTTTGATCGGCCATGTATGGGACGCCGGTACTGCCGGTTTCTACAACATGGACAAGGCATGGCCTGACGGCAGTGATGTAGTCACCGGCCTAGCGTCTTGGAACGGTCGTTTAGTGGTGTTTGGACGCAACAGCATCGTGATCTTCAGAGACGCGTTCTCTGCGTCAACCATTGCTATTGAGGATACCGTCACCGGTATAGGGTGTATTGCGACTAACACTATCCAGTACGCGGGGACTGACTTACTGTTCTTGAGCGCCAGAGGCGTGATGTCATTAGGCCGTACTATCCAAGAGAAGTCAGCGCCTTTAAACGATGTGAGCAAGAACGTCCGTGATGAACTACAACGCTACGTAGCGTCGGAGACTGAGGAAATCTACGCGGCGTATTCAGCCGTTAACAGCTTCTATCTTTTGTCACTACCTACCAACAACCTTGTCTACTGTTTCGACACTCGCGGTTTGCTACAGAACGGCGCTTATCGCACAACGCGTTGGACGACCACTAGACACTACTGCTTCACCTCGCTACAGGATGACACTTTGTTGGTCGGTAATGAGAACGGTATCAGTAAGTATGACGGCTATTTAGATAATGACGCGACTTACACCGTGCGCTACGAGAGCAACTTCTTGAGCTTCGGTAGCAACACTACGATCAAGTTCTTGAAGAAAGTTGTGCCTACGTTGATCGGCGGTGCAGGTCTGACAGCTACCATTAAGTGGGGCTACGGCTTCTCGGACAGTTTTAGATCACAGACATTAACACTGAACGACGGCAGTATCGCGTACTTTAACGAAGATGAGTTCGAGGCTGCGGAGTTTAATTCTGGTAGTATTGCACAAACAGTGCGTTTAAACGCTACGGGTTCGGGTAATCTTATCAAGATTGGTCTGGAGGCGGTGATAGATGATGCACCGCTTTCGTTACAGGAATTTAATTTACACGCTACAGTAGGACGGACGTACTAATGAGCAACTATACTATAACCACGGTTTTCGCCGACAAAGACGACTTGCCATCAGGCAACGCGGCTAAGATTATTAAAGGTGCGGAGTTCGGTACGGAATTTACGAATATCGCTACGGCTGTTAACAGCAAAGCGGATATTGCGTCACCGACCTTCACTGGAACTGTCACTGCCACTACAGTTACCGTCACAGGTACGCTCACGGCGGGTACTATTGATGGGGGTACATACTAATGGCCGGTAGTTTATTTGAAATGTTGCTCGGTGGCTACGGCTACGATCAACAGATGGATCGCTTGGGTAACACGTCTGCTAATGTAGCTAGTACTATTGGCTTGCCGGAAGGCTCGTCGATCTACGACTTAGCTACTAAGTACGGGCAGTTTAAACCTTACGCCGTGACAGGTAGTTCAGCCGGTAGCGTGAACGTAGGGCCGAACGGCGGCTACAACATGAACTTGTCGCCAGAGCAACAGGCGTTCCAACAGAATATGTTCGGCAATGCCGGTAATCTGTACGGCCAAGCGGCACAAGGCATAGACGCTACCACTAACCAGTTGTACAACCGTATGCAACAGACGATGCAGCCCGATATGCAGCGTCAGCAGTTAGGTCTGGAAGAGCGCATGGCGGCTCAAGGTCGTTTGGGTGTAGGTTCAGCCGCGACCGGTGGTGTTGCTCCAGAAGTGTTCGGGCTACAAAAAGCCCAACAAGAAGCGTTAAACAACGCGTACTTCGGCGCACGAGAATCAGCGTTAGGCGAGCAAGAACAAGCCGCTAACATCGGCGGTAAGATGTTAACCGCAAGCTACACACCAGAAGCGCAGTTAATGAGTCTATTAGAGCCGTCCGTTAACTTGTCTAACATCTCAACCACTGCCGGTAGCAACCTTGGTGGTATGTTGTCAGAGTCAATCTTGGGCGGTCTTACTTCGCAAACTAACCTTGAGAAAGAGCGTGGCGCATTGCTACAACAGCTACTCTCTACGGTGGGAGGCTCTTCAAGCGGTCTAGCTAATGCAGATACGGGCAACGAGACAGTTAACGACATTATGAAATTGATCTTCGGGTAGGGGTAACACATGGCTAATCTATCAGGTATGTTCAGCGGCCTTAACCAAGCCATTAGCGGAATGGGTTCAACAGGTATGCCTATACCGAACGACCCTAGACAACGCAACGCCTTAGAAGCGCGTGGTGTCACTAACCCCATGCTTCAGATGTTAGGTCGAGGTCTAGCGGGGGTGACGGGTACAGACATTCGTAGTCAAGAAGCTAAAGCAACGGAAATTCTCTTACAGGCGGCACAATCTAATGACCCGAAAGTGATGAAAGCAGCGGCTCAAAAACTCGTCCAGATGGGTGATAAAGAGAACGCGTTGAAGTTACTAGCGGCAGCGCAGAAGAAAGAGCAAGAAGTACAGCAGAATGCTACCTCATGGCAGGGTTTCACCGACGAGTTAGGTACTGCACAAGCATCAGCCGATGGTAGACAAGCACTAGGTAATGAACAACTCCGTAGTTTAGCGCAACGGGGCGCACAAGCGTATGGCAACCCAGAAGCTTTAGCTAAGTTGCAGCAAGAAGCCGCAGACACAAGAGCGGCTAACATATCTAAACAACAAGCGATCATGATGGCCGACCGTAGACTTACCGGTACTCGCCGCTTAGACGTTATCCGTGGTGTGGCGGATGGGCTTATCAAACCTGAAGACGTGCCTAAAATGATCGAGAGCGACTTTAAGTTTGACCGCGAGAAAGACGCTTCTTCAACCTCTACCTCAGCGCGTGAAGTACCGCCAGAGTTAAAAAATCAACTTACGATGCTCGTCAACAAAGACGATCCGATGGCTAAAATCCATCTACAGGCCATCAGCCCAACAGACCCTAACGCTAAAATAGACCGTGGGGCGATTTCATCCGCTGTACAGTACGTAGAAGACACTAGAGATGGTAAAGTTACATGGGCCGATAAATTTAAAGACGAAGATTGGTCCACTATTGATGGGTTGAAGAAAATCCGCATTGAAGCACTGAAGAACGACCAACCTGAACTATCTAATGCTATCGACAATCAAATTGAAGACTTAGTTGCTGACGGTGAAGGTGTGGACGCGGCAGGTATGCGATCAGCCGTTGAGTCAGTGTTTGGTGCTACTAGACTTAAAGGTGTGGAACGTATCGGTAGTTTAACCTCGCAGTTTAAGGCGTTAACTACTAAAAAAGATTACGCGGGTTTGGGCGCATTACGTGAACGTCTAGTATCGTCTACGGCTGAAGATGATGTTAGAGCATTAGCCGCGTTCAATATGTTCTTGAGCAGTAAGTCATTCGGTCGCCGTGTCCAGGATAGTATCTCTCGCTTCTTTACTGGCGATGTCACCGAAGAGACGGGGGTGGAAGATTATGGGAACATTATCCGATTAATGGATGAGTACTTGGCAACTACTAACACTAACATTGTTAACTCTCTTAGAGATTTAGGTGGTGAGAAAAACACCGCCTACGCTAATGCTTGGAGTAAAGTTGCTAAGAATATCTACGGCTCTCCGATAGGGAGTGCCGGGGCTTCGGGCGTTACCCCAGAGCAAGAACTAGACGATATTCATGCATGGTTTGAAAACCGGGGTAAATAATATGGCTGAATCACAACAAGATGTCTCCTATGTTCTATCCCGTTACGCTAGTGTTGCTAAAAACGCCCGTAGTGTTATGGAAGACCCAGAGGCGACACCGGAACAAAAGGCTTCGGCAGAGGTTACGCTAACTAAGGCTTTGAAAGAGTCAGATATGTTGCGATCAATGCCCACTCCACCAAAGATGACTAAACCCGAGGCGGCCAGGATGGGGCTTTGGGACTTCGTATCTGCGTTTGTCCCGGACCCAATAGAGAACCTGGCGCTGTACATTAAGTCTGGCGGTGAAACAAACCCAGTACGCGGTAGCATGGAGCGTATGTTTGCCGGGGAAGCCCAACCATCACCAATGGAGTTTAAGGAAGAAGTTAACCGAGAACTTATGGGTGTGGACCCTAACGCGGTGGGTGACTACGGTACAGACATGACACGGGCGTTAGCTAACCCCATGAACCTGATGGGTATACAACGCTCTGTCGCATCACTCCCCATTACCGCTACCGCCTTAACGAGTAACATAGCGGGTGGTGCAGCAGGGGCTTCAGTACCCAGGGCTGTGGAAGAGTCCGGTCTATTGGACGGGCAACCACAACTTGTTAAAGACCTTACTAACGCCACATTATCATCACTTGTAGGGACTACTGTGGGCGTGGGTGCCGGTTACACATCAGCAGCAGCAAGTACCGCATTAACCGCTGCCGGTAAAGGTGCTGCCGGTTCTGCCGGGGCGTTACCCGAGGCGTTGGCACTGGCTAAGTTACGGGCTTTGACCGATAAATTTAAAGCCGCTGAAGGTTGGGGTGACCCAACGTCTTTCGATGCGGCAATGGCTAAGTATCGAGAGTTACAGTCACTAGGGCAGGAAATAGGTTACGAGTTCCCTATCGCTACGCTTGCCGGGCTGAAAGAAGGTAACGAGGCGGTGGCGCAGTATCTACGTGACCGTTCAGCGACTGACCCCGCGTTCCGCATGAAAATGAATAAAGAACTCGATTCGGCGTTAGAGGCGGTAACTAAAACATTCGATCTTGTTGTTGGTATAGACAGGTCAGGCGGCGCGAGTGATCCTGACATCCTAAGCAATGTGTTTGGCGGGCGCAAAGACAGAGTAACTGAAGGTGCGACCAAACTATACAACAAGCGTATTGACGCGTTAGATAGACGATATAATGAATTGTCTTGGCGGTTACA